TGGAGGTGGAGTCATAGTTGGACCATGCGAAGTAGATGTATTTGCCGATACCTGCGAACGTGTTGACTCCGCCGCCAATCTCAATCAGCGGTCCGATGACAAGGTTTCCGTCGCCGTCCGTGGAGCAGAAACGGAACCCTGTCGTGGTACCCAGCACGATGTAACCGAGGTAGCCGTAAATCGAGGTGATGATTTCGCCTTGCGGTAGTTCGGCGGCAGCCGTAGGAGCGTCCAATGAAGATGCGTCAGTCTTGATTTGCGTTTTGTAGACGAGGCTGATGTTGCCTGAATATCCTGCCGCATAGATGTGGGTTTGGCCAGCAGCGAAACCAACCCAAGTCCAGTTCGTGTTCGGATGCGTATAAAGCGCACCAGGGTTGTTCGCCGTTGAACCAGCAGGAGTCGTGATGTTCCAAATCTTGCGTTTATCCGCACCCTGCCCAGCCACCATCAAACGACCCTTCACATACGCCATGAGCCCAGCCTCAATACCTGTGATGTATGCCGACGAGGTGGAGAGGCTGGCGTTCGTCTGGTCGATGTCACCGTTGGCGTACGAATAGAACACGTTGTAGCCATCGGAGGTGAGGCTGTAAATGTTGGATGCCTGTGTTCCCGTCACTGTGGTAACAGTGGAGAAGTCAGTCGTGTATTTGATGTTCTGTCCATCTGACCCATACAGTCGGCCATCAGCGGTCGTTGCGTACAGGTTGGTTCCCGAAGTTGGATACACATTCGTTGTGTCCGACAGCAAGGACAGGGTGCCCTTTTCCCAGACATTGATTCCCTTAGATTCGTTGAAGCGAAAAGCCTCAGAGTCTGATGCATCCGAATACTCTTGGCCAGCACCGTAATGCCAGGAGGATTGCGAACGACGCCACAAGCCCTGTGGGTTGATGGCAGACTCGCCAGGTTCAGCCGACTGGTCAACGGAGTCACGAACACGTGCATCAAATTGGCGAGTGAACTCACCCGACTTCATGTCCAGCATGTAGGGGCGACCGTTGATGGCAACAGGGAAAATGTCTGGCACCAACTGGGATGCGCCACTTCCCGTATAGAACGCAGGCGCTGGAAAGAACGCCGTTGTGAACTCGGCCAAGGAAGCCATTGGCTACTTCCTGAACTGGATTGGGTACTGCGCCTTCAAACGACCAGACTCTGCAATGATTCGCTCTCTACGCAAACGTAAAAGACTTGCAACGGAATCGCGGGATGCGCCTGGTGGCACTTCGTCTGGTCGCCGCGTATCGCCTTGGGATTCAATAAACGAGCGCTTGATTTCCCTGCCGCTCATCATTCTGATGATGACGCCCAACTCAACCAAGTCGTCACACGTAGCAGGCAAACCGCAGTTGGTCGTCAGGTCAGAAGACTCAGAGGATGCTCTGGTAAATGGCGTCTTGTATTGAACGCGCAGAGAGCCTGCCATGACTGGCTCGTCAAACACGATGGTGAAACCTGAAGCAAAGTCTGATGTTGGCAGACCGCGTTGTAGTCGTACGTTTCGGATTACTGGATAGTCGTCAGATTGGTAGCGAAGCCGCACATCAATGAGGTCAATGACGTTCGTTGCGCCAGTTAGATTGATTTGTCTGTCTGACCCGTTGTAGGTGACATCGAGCGTCGTGACTTTAAAGAGGCCATTGGCAGTAGAAGAAAGGTCGTCAATGTCCGCGTTGAGCGAGTCAAGCATTTGTGCTCGCGGAAAACGCGGATTAAGTGTAGCCAGTAGGTTAATTGAGTGAGACGCAGCGGTCGTTCCGTTGAATCCTCGTTCCACCGTAAGCGTCTTCGTAGCGGTGTTGGCTTCCCAAACGTAAAAGAGTTCTGATTCAATTTCGAATACAGAACCAGCGCGAAACCCGCCAAGGTCATAAGACAATACAACGCTCGTCGTAGAATCGTTGATGCTCGCAGCAAGTTTGTTCCGCTCCTCTACGGTCCCCGACAAAAGTTGCCGCGACGCACGATTAAGAATCGTCGCCGCAGTTGTCACCTTACGCCGTACCCTCCGTAACCTGGGAATGAACCAGCCTGCGCTTTAGCAGACGACTTCATCGTGCGCTTGCCCTTTTTGGCCTTTGGTGCAGGACGATACTCTTTTGCGGGAGCGCCCTTCACGGAAGACTTCTTGGCCTTCTTGCTATAGGGCATTACTTCTTCTTGCCCTTCTTCTTCATGCCAGCCTTCTTGGAGCCGTATTCCATCATCCGCTCTTTTGGACCCTCTGACATTTCGTGCTTCTTGTTCTTCTTGCTCATCTTGGATGACTTCTTCATTTCTTTTTTCCAGACTTCATTTTCTTGCCAGTCTTCTTGGCTTCGGCTTTTGCCATGGCCATTCCCTTGGCGGTGTACGGATACTCTTTCTTTCCAACCTTTGGCATGACTGCTCCTATCTAGTTGTTTGGATTACGATGTTACTCTAACAGTCCCACTTGCGCAGAGCGAGTGCCTTGCGTGTCGGTCTACCTTTAGAGTCCTTCATTGGTCCTGGCATACCGCCCATGCGCGCACAGAATGATTTACGCCGAGCCGCAGCCTTTGGCGACTTCTTCGCCTGCTTGGCGGAAACAGGTGGCTTGAGGTTCATTCCTTGGGCGCGTGCGGACGCACGACCCTTGGCGTTGAGACCGCCCTTGGGGTTCTTGCCTTCTTTGCGTTGCCACGCAGGTGTCTTGGCCATTATCGGTACCTCTTTGTTTTTTCTGCAACCTTTTTGGGCTGCTTGACAAACTGCTTGCCAGCCTTGTTCCCTTTGGCTTTTGCTCTGTTGGTTGCGGCTTTCTCTGATGGGCTCAAAGCATTCCAAGCCTTATCTGGCAGGTAACGCTTCTTGCCCTTGGACGGCTTGCCGTCTGACGTGCGCCACTTCTGCGCAGTCCAATCCTTAAGGGACTTCTGAGACTTGGCGAGCGGCATTACTTGTAGCCTCCGCCAGCCTTCTTGTACTCGGAAGCAAGCAACTGTGCTTTGCGTGCCGACCATTCACCAGGGTCTCCACCCTTGGAGCCAGCCTTGATTTTGTTGAACAGACGCTTGCGCATCTCTGGCTTGGTGTAGTTGCCTGCCTCATTGACGCGTGACTTTGTTTTCTTTTTTGCAGCCATTAGTTTGCTGTTGCCTCCAGACGAGCCGAGCCGTCTATCTGTGTTGGTTGACCACCAGTTTTGCGTATCCGCTTGTATGCATCAAGGTCTTTGTCAAGTTGCCGTTCTTTGCCGTTCAACTCTGAAACATTGTGGCGCGTTGGTGTTGCCGCACCAGATACGCGGAAGTGCGACACTCGGCAAGCAAAGCATCCTTCAACATCAAGATTTGGATGTGTTTCTCTGTGCTTCACGAAATGTACTCCCCGTAACCTGCAGCAGTAAGACTAGCAACTTCTGCCTCTGTTACTTGGTTTTCTGAGCCACCCCAGTAGACCTTGGTAATCGTGGTTATGTCGTTCGGTTCGTTTTCGGTGTAGGTTCCGTCGCTCAGTAGGAACACGTTTCGACCCCGAGGTTCATTGTCAAAGTACCTGAACAGGTTGAAGGCAAGCCGTTTTTCCTGTGAGTCAAACTCCTTTGGCGGGATGGCCAAAGATACGAAGTCGTCGGTTGGGGGCCTGAAGGTGCTCATGTGATGTAACTACCGTAGCCTGCCGCAATTAGGTCAGCCTTCTCTTCGGCGGTAACAAAGTTCTTGGTGCCGCCCCAATATGTTTTGAGAACTGGGTCGCGGGTCTCAACGCTGGTGTATGTTCCATCCGTAAGTTTGTAGACGTTCACGCCAGCGTAGGTCGGGTCTGCATAACGGAATAGTCGGCCCGCAATGGATAGGTCGTCTCTGTCTGCTGCCCGTATTTCGGTTGTGGCTGGGGTGTAGAAAATCAACAACTTCGCGGTGCTGCTACTGGATGTTCCAACGCCCGAGCCAGTTGCCGTGCGGCGGTCAACCCTGGCCCCAATGGCCGACTGCGCCCCGTTTCCAGAACCAGTGGCGGTACGGGGCGCTATATGCAGTCCTGCAGCAGACTGTGACCCCGTACCGCTACCAGAAGCGCTACGAGGTGCAACATGCAACCCCGTGGCTGTCTGGGTACCCAGTCCCAAACCTACTGCAGTGCGCGCTCTTGTGGCTTGTCCTGAAGCAGTTTGAGTACCAGCGCCTGAACCCGTTGCTGTACGGAACGTAATGCGAACACCAGATGCCGAACCAGACCCAGTGCCAGACCCAGATGCGGTGAACGCCCGAACACGAATCCAAGAAGCGGTACCAGAGCCGATACCAGAACCATTTGCAGTGCGAGGGGCAATGTGCAAACCAACAGCACCACCAGCAGTGGTGCCTTGACCACTGCCTGTAGCCGAACGTGGGACAACACGCTCACCTTCAGCAATCTGTGTACCCGTACCAGAGCCGATTGCCGTGCGCTTTGCAATCAGCACAGTAAGGGTTGATGATGAACCTGTGCCTGACGCTGATGCTGAACGTGGACTTAGATGTAGCCCTAGCGCTGACTGCGAACCTATACCTGCGCCTGTGGCGGTACGGTCAACGATAACAAGACCGCGATAGAAGCCCTGAGTTGTTTTGAACGGTGATGCAAAGTAGATGACTTTGCGTGGCGCATAATTCGGGACTTCCGCAAACTCACGGAATCCAGGCGTGTCAGTGAAACCGAACGTAAAGTCGGTTGCTCCAGTAGCCATTCGGCTACCTCACTTAGTCGAGGCTAAGCGTCAGCGAAGTGATTTGGAATGTGTCACCAGCGGTAACAGCAGCCGACGAAGACAGCGAACCAGTCCACAGGCAGTTGCCAGCAGTGCTGTTGTCCCAAGCCGACCAATGGCTGTACGTTTCAGTTGCAGCCACATTCGTCCACTCCAATGTCGCAGAAGTAGAAATGGAGCCAGACGAAGCAGCCGACCATGTAGCGGCCTTGCGCGTTGTCTCGGTAGCGGCGTTGGTTGTACCCGCTTCTCCAGCGTCCCCCGTATGCAACTTGATGTACACCGTAGTTGGCGCAGTCCAAGAAGCGGTGCCCGTCAGGTGGTCCAAAATCTTCAATTCGGCATAGTTGGAAATTGACATCAGTTACCTCACGGACAGAATAGCACGACGTGGTGACGCGGACCGCAGGGGAAATCGGCCCGCGCCACCACTTCGATGGCTTGAACTAATTAGGCGTTCGTGCCAATGCTTGACGAGGACTCGATGCGGCGCAGCGATGCCTCACGGAATCGTGCGTAGCCACCGAGCCAGTACCAGCCGACAGGCTGGAAGCGGCTGAGCACGTCAACCACTGGACCGCGCACGACGCGTGGGAACGCACCGTTTCCGTCCACGATTGAGTGTGCCTTGGCGAGCGCCTGACGGCCGCAGATGTGCGTGCAGTACACGTCAACCGTGCTGCTTGCGCCTTCATCCACGAAAATCTTGGCGCGTGGCGTCTCGATGAAACGCACACCTTCGAACGCTCCAACCTCACCGTTGTAGATGTTGGCTGGGTCGCTGTACACGTGCGGGTCACGCCATGCGGCAACGCCCGTCTCGCGACGGAGGTCGTACGACACGTCTGGGTGAATGAAGCCCATGTACATGCCGTTGAACGACACGGCGTTTGCCTTGCGGAGGGCGGCGACAGTCTTGCGAATGTCGTTTGCCTCGATGATGTCTTCTGCCTGCACGGTTACGCGCGACGACGGGTCAGTTGAACCGCCACCACCGTAAATCACGTTGGTGCCAGCCGACAACACATCGCGGATGACTCCGTCGATGGAGATGCCTGCGTTGTAGCCAACGAGGTTTGCGGCAGCCGAGTCGACGTCGAGGAACGAGGTTCCACGCAACTTAGCGGTCGTGTTGACGGCGTTGCCGTATTCGTTGAGGGTGACTTCAACCTGGCTGTCACCCATCACCACTGGGGTGACGTCGGTGTCTTCAGTCAGCGTCGAGGTCTTCTCGGCGAGGTCGTTGAAAATGGTGAACTTCACCGACGACCCTGGCATGGCTTGTGCGACTGGCATCACGTCTGCCACCGCGTCGAACAGAAGTTCGCTGCGGAGTGCGAAATACGCAATCCTGTCAAATGCAACCTGGTCTGTGAGCAGGCTGCTCTGTTGTGTCTTAGACACTTTGTTTACCTGTTACTTTCCCCGACAGGCACGGGGCCTGCGGGCTAGATGTTTTCTGCTTGTTGTCTCATTTGAGCCAGAAGTTGCATGACTTCGTCCTGATTGCGAGTCGAGTTAAACTTGGCTGCCCAATCGACCTCTTGGTCGTTTGTTTCGCCAGCGGAACCCGCTTTCTGCAGTCGTGACCAAGCCCGCTTTTCGGACTCGTCAACCATGTCTTGCGGCTTTGAAGCCTGAATGAGATTTGCTTCTTCGGCAGCCTTCCTGATTGCTTCAGGTGACACCTCTCCGTCGTAGCCCTTGACGAAATACTTTGCCATCGGAGCATTGAGGTCAATGCCTGCTTTGGTGAAAGCCATTTCGCGCTTCAGGTTCTCGAACTCCGCAGCCTGTTGACGAAGCAGTTTGTTTTCCTGCTCCACCTTTCTCAGGTGCGAACGGACGGGGTCTTTACCTGCCGTTTCGCCAGTCTCGTCTTCATACTCTTCGTGGACGTTTGACATGACTCACTCCATTCTGCCCACTCCCGTTCGGAGGAATCGGGAGGCTGCTTTCACCCTTGTTGCTCAGGTCAGGTCGGGGTTCCCTGACAAGAAAAAACTATACCACAAAGCGTGGTCTGTCAAGTACTACTGTGCGGTGCCTGCACCAGTTTGGATGGTGCCACTTGTAGCGCCAGTGGTGGCAGCAAACTGACCGCCGCCACGGAACTGAGCCAAGCGGGCAGCCTTGCGGCGCTCCACATCCAGGGCTGCGGCGGTGTCGTACCCAAAGGCTGCACCAACGCGCTGCTGCTCACTAATTCTTTCCTCGCCGCCCATAAGAGGTTCGTAGAGTTCGGCCTGCCGACCAATCGTTCCGAATGCCTCAGCAGCCTGGGCAGCCGTATATCCACGTGCCGCGATGTCCTCGGCTGTTGGTGCCGACAACTGCATTCCGCTTCGCTCCTGACCGATGGCAGCAATCTTGGCGGCATCAGCCCTTCGCTTAAGCATAGACACGCTGGTCTTTGGCTCCAGGAAGTAGGCAGCCAAATCCTTTTCCTCAACGTTGTACAGCCGCTGCATCTGGGCTTTGACGGCTGGGTCCGCGTCCCGAACGACCTGATAGGCGTTGGTCATGCGGTCATACAACTCTGATGGGGATACGTCCCCAGCAATGAGTGACTCAAATACGTCTTGGCGATTAAAGTACTCCAGCATTCCACCGCGGCGTAGGACTTCGCGGTAGGTGTTTTCCATGTCAACATACGAGCGTGGAGTCAGGGCTGGAAGTCCAGCGGCCTGTCGTGCCTGGTTGGCTGCAAAGCGTTTCTTGAACACGTCGGTGCCGCGCAGTTCGTACAGGACCGATGCTTCATCTTCTATTCCACGAGCCAAAAGGTCATTGAGCATCCCCTCAAGGGAGGTCAAGCCATAGTCGCTGAGGTATGACCTGAGGCGAGCAAACACATTCTCGTCAACTTCGTCAGCCTGTTGATTGTTGTTGGTGGTGGTTGTGGTGGTAGTGGTGGTGGTGTCTTGGTCTGCTGGTCCAATATCAGTGCGGGTAACCTTGCCGTTAAAGTCGGTTGTGATTTGAATTCTGCGACCGTTTTCAACGACGGTTTGAGAACTTGCTGTGTAGTACGCGCCCTTTGCGGCGTATGGGTCAACTGTGGGTATTGTTGCCAAATCCTCATCGGGCATCATGACCATGTCGCTCATTAGATGTACTGTCCTAGTGCTCGCTCAAGAATGTTAATCATGTCCGATGCCTTCTGTTTTGCCTGCTTGGTTTGAGACCACTTGTACTTCGGGTCCTTCCTCAACATGTATTCCCATTCGGTCGCCGTCATGCTGGTTCCGTCTGGTTTCTTGTTGAGCGCAGCCATGAACTTCGGGTCGTTGTAAGTTATGTCCAGCGGGTTCATTTCAAGTGTTCGGGCAGCAATGTCTCGGTACGGTTCAAACACGTCATCGAGGGTGTAACCCTGTTCAAACTGTTGGGCAAAATGCGGCATCATAATCTTGGCGTTGTCCCTGGCCTTCTTGATGAGAAGGTCGGACGTGTAAGTGGTGCCAAGGTACGATTTGCCAGTCAACGCAGATGTGATTTGCTCCTCGATTCCAGGAGGCGCATAGTTGTATCGCTTGAGAGAGTTGCGCAAAGCGATTGCCTCATCGGTTTCCTCAAGAGCGACTGGCGCACCCTGTGCTGCCTTGCGTCCAGAAATGATTGAAAACGCGTAGTACTTGGTTTGCGCATTGGAGGCTTTGTTGCTCAACGCGTACGTTGCAATGTCAACGAGTTGCCTGTCGTCCAATTCCAGGTCCCCGAACTCCTGCAACAGTTCAACTTTCTTGGATTCGATTTGTTCCTGTTTGGTTGGTTCTGGGGTTAGTGTCCAAGCACGGCGCGATGGGCCGACCTTGGTGTACAGGTTTGTAGCCTGAACTTTGGAGGTCCAAACCTTTCGTCCAGCATCGCTGGTCAGGTCATAATTATCTGGATTCTTTGCGTAGTCAAGGAATAGGTCAATAAGGTCATCGCCAAATTCCTGTCTGGCTTTTGCTTCGCCTTCAGCGCCGTCAACCAAATCCGAGAACTGCGGGAACTCTGTCTTGAATCGGTCGCGCCAATCGCCAGATGCCGAAGTTCCGTACCTTTTGTCGTACTGATTGCCCAGTCGCTTGCGATTGGCAGCCGTATCCTTCAAACCTTTGGCGGTCAACTGTTCCGTAATGTATTGGTCTTTGGTCATCTCAGCCATTATTGACCCAACGCTTGCATTGCCAAGGAGATTGCGCTACCGAGACCGAACACGGTACGGGAGGTGGGGTCTGCTTTTTGTGCGAATGTTTCGGCGATAAGTCCAGTGTTTGGTACTTGTTGTCCAGAGGCTACGGCTTGGCGTTCGCGGTTGCGAATAAAGTCTGCGGCATCCGCCATTTCCTTTCGGGTGGGCATACGACCAAGAGACTGCAAGAATACTTCACGGGTGTATGCAGCCGCATCCTCATCCGAAGTTACGCGAACCGTTGGTCCAGTACCACCAACCGACGACCATGAGCCAATGAGACCAAGCACGTCCTGCCATGGGCGTTGTGCATTGTTGGCCACATCGAATAGTTTTAGCCACACCTTTTCATCATCCGAGGACCAGCCGATGCCATCGATTAGCGCTTGGCTTGGCTTGCTTGAGCCATACCAGCCAATTCGTTTGAACTCATTGGCAATGCGAATTCGTTCATCGGTTGACAATTTGTCAAGTTCGCGAGCGACAAGGAATGGGTCCTCGAAGTTGTATTGACGGCCAGCAATTCTGCCCGAGTTGTCGTAGATGACTGGCTGGGTTACGTACTGCGCTACGGTTTGGCGCGGGAATACCCCAATGCCAAGTTCCTCGCGCAAGTCGGCTTGCTCTTTGGCGGACAGCAGCGGTGAGAAGCCAACAAATTTGCGTCGTTGGTAGTTGGCGGTGTTTGCAAGTGATGGGTCGAAATCAACAACGCCAGCACCCGTCTGGTCCGTGTTTGTGTTTTCGTTTTCGCCAGCCATTACAAATCTACCTCTTGTGCCAAGAAACGCGACCAAACTCTATCAAACTCGTCGTTCTTGTTGGCCAAAGATTCACCCAATTGGTACAGTTCGGTGCGAGCAGCCAATGCTTTCTTGGCTTGAAAACTCTTCAAATCTCCCTTTTCCATTAGTTCTTTGCGGCGTGTTAGATACCTGCGAACAAGTTGGGCAATGTTGTTGTCCTTCAGGCGTGGGTCATTAACCAACTTGTCCATCTGGTCGATGTCGTTTGCCAACTTGTTTGCTTCGAACTGGGCGCGCTTGGGGAATCCAGGCAACTTGGCGTTCAAGTATTCTCGGTAGGCACGCAGGGCGTTTTGCTGTTGTTCGGTTGGGTTGGGTCCAAACATGCGTCGGGCTGCACGGTACTTGACCGAACCAAGACGGTTCTGGGCAAAGTCAATCATTTCTCGGTCGGTAAACTTTTGTCGTTTGCCTTCCTGCAACTGGCGCTGCCACACGGTGAAGGCAAACTCGCCACCTCCGCGGGGGGCCATGAAGTAGGCGGTGTCTGGGTATTGGTTGATGATGTCGGTATTGGTGCGTTCCCAGACGCCGAACTCTTCGGTTGCTTCAAGACCCTGGGCGATGGCACGGCTCTTTGACGAAACGTAAAGAACCAGGTCATCGCCGTATAGGTCCAGGAATCTGTCAACTGCGCTGTCGTAATCTTCTTGCTCAAACTGTCGCAGTTCGTTCAGTAGGGCGTCTACGTACTTGTCGCCCTGTTTGGTGGGAATCTTGAATTCCGTGGTTGGGGATGCTGGACCAGTGAACTGACCCATGGCGCGCATGAGGGTGAGGATTTGGGCGCGTTGACGGGCATCTGCCATCAGGCGGGTGACGCCATCTTCGGTGTTCAGGTTGTACTTGTCGGTGTTGACGGACAGTGCCCGCAGGGTTTCCATGTAGGTGTTGCCGTATACGGTGTTCATACTCACCTTGTCGAACAGCATTCCTTCAACTGCTGGAGCGACTTTCTGCATCCACGAAGGAACGACATTCACCGCCTGCGCAAACGACACCTCGCCATATGGAAGCAGTAATGCTTTCAATTGGTCGTACTTGGGTACGTCGGGAAGAATGGTAGAGACGGCAAAACTTGCGTACGGTCCAAGTGCTGGATAGAAACTGATGCCTTGTGACAGTCGGCTGAGCGGCGCTGACAATGGCGCGTTGATGCCAGTGAATAGTTTGGCAATTGTTCCAGACAGCGGGAACGTGAACATTTGTTCACCAGTCGAAGGGTCACGATAGATGAATCCGCGACCGTCTTGGTCTGGGTCGGCTTCAGACACGCCCCGATACACCTTGTGGAACTGGCGGTAAGCGTGGATGTTTTCTTCGATGGCAAGTGAGGAGTAGCGACCAATAACGTCACGCCATGCGGCCTCGAATGGCGCAACTATGCGCAGTGCATCTTCGAGGTTGTTGCGGGCTGATGCATTATAGAGGAGTTCTTTAGTGCTGGTGATGCCAACAAACCGCGAGTATTCGTCAAGTTCTTCGACCGTCAAAGTTCCCTTTATGCCTTTGCGGTTGGGCAAAGATTCAATTGCTTTGGTGACCTTCGGGTTCTGAGTAAGACCAGCAATTCCACTGCTTTCGCCAAAGTACTTGCGGATGTTGCCGCCACTCTTTTCGTAAATCTCGGCATACAGTTTCATGCCCTCTTCGTAGGACAGTTGGTCTATGTGCTTGACAACTTCGTCGTAGTAGTACTGACGGAACACAACAGACTTTTCAAGTTTGCGTGAAGCCGTATCATAAAAGTCAAACCACCAGCCAGTGAGTTTGTCCATTGACGCGGTGACCGATTCCTCGATGGAGTCGAAGCCGCCACCCGAGCGATAACGAATCATCTGCTCACGCGGGTATGCCTGGGCCAATCCGCGCTGAGTGGTGTCGCTCCACAGTTCGGCGCGCTCGATGATTCGACGCGCCTCCTTGGAACCCAAACCGTTTTTGCCCGCGGTGGCTGCGTTGTCGCTGATGGTTGGGACAAACGTGATTGCGTCGCCATCAATCTTTTGGATGATTCCTTTGACCTCAACTCCGTCAATTTCAATTGTTCGTTTGTTGCCAACTGCAAGTTTGTCTTTGTTGCTCTTGAGTTTGAACATTGACGGGTCGACAATCCTGGCGTTCTTTAGGTCACCTACGGCGTTGTGTGCAAACAGGAATAGAACATCGTCCAGGTTTCCTGTGTTGGTTTTGACCGTGTCAATTACGACGTATCGGAAGTAGGCGTCAAGTAGTGACTTGTAGAACTCTGGGTCTTCCTTTTTCTTTGCGAGCAGATTGACTGGCGGGAATTTGCGTACCGCGTCACCAGCCCTGTCGTAGAACTCGATGCCATCTGAGAACAGTGCATTGGTGGCACGGAACGCGTAGGTGCGTTCGTTGTCCATGAACTTGATGAGTTCTTCTACGATTTCGTCGTCTGTTTTGCCAGCAGAAAGACTTAGGGCGACACGGCTTTGGAAGTCGTCGGAGAGGGTTTTTTGTGCCGACTGGATTACTCCATCGGTGTGGTATCGGGTTGGGTAGTTCTTGGGTCCGTCGGCGCGGCTCACCAGGGTGAACGAACCGCTCTTTCGTTGATGGTATGCGCTGTCAAATGAACTCCAACCAGCACGGTTCTTGGTGTTGATGAACGCGTTTCGCAAATCTTCCAATACGTCTTCTTGGTTGCTGCGCTCCCAAACTCGGCGGCGAACACCAGCCTCAGCCAAGTCTCGTCCTTCTTCAATTGCCTGTCGTCCAGCAGCAGCACCAAGGTCGGTGAAGTCAACGCCAGTGATGCTTGTCCCATACTTCTTGCCCATTACGGCATGGATGTAATCAATTGGGTGTCGGAATTGATTGACGCCGCCAGTTGCCATACGAACCTGGGCATCCATCATGTTGCGCACCACGTATCCGCCAGTTGCCAACGTTGCCAACTTCCATACCCGCTGTTGCATCATTTCTGCAAATGCCAGCGTCAAACGCTGTTCTCCAGTCAGGGTTGGACGACGAACCTGACTAGTCATTGCTGCCATCTGGTCTTTGAGTTCGTCAATCCGTTCCTGGGCGTTGAGTCGCGCTTGACCTTTATTCTGTTCAAGCCTGGAGACTTCGTCTCTCAGTTCGTCAAATAGGGCTCTCTGTTCGGGTGCAACATGGTCAACCAGTCGCATTGGTGTGCGGCTGGTAATCGGGAGTTTGGGGATGATTTGTTTGCCATCGCCGCCCTCAAGTATTTTGCGGAACAGTGGGCTGCGAGTTAGTCGCCTGATTTGTCGGGTGTCTGGAAGAACCTGTACTCGGTTGAGCAAGTCAACCAAGTTTGCTGGCTGCATCAATCGGATGTCGTTCATCGTGTATCCAACGCCCTCAAACATCTGATTGAATACGTCTGGGTCAAGGTTGTCTTTGAATTGTTCGTATAGGACCTTGATGAGTCCGTTGTCGGTTTCTACACCCTGACGGTTGCGCAGCCAGGTGCGCATCCTGTCAATGGTCATTTCGCCACCGCTCATGATTTCCTCAACAATTTCGTTGCGGATACCAGCGGAGCGCAAATAGGTTTTAAGGTAACTCTTATATGCGTTGATTGCGTTTTTGCGCGCCGTTGGAGTTGCGGTTGGCAACTTGGAGAATGACTCAATGATACCCATTTGGTTCTTGGTTGGGTCGCCGTTAAGGATTAGTTTTACTTCGGCGTCGCTGGCTCCGCCTGCGCGCAGTGAGCGAACGATGTTCATGACGGATTTCTGGTTGTCTACGTCGCCGCCAGAAACAATAATAAGTTCTTCGGGCACCTGTTGAAACCAGCGCATCTTGCGGATGGAATTGCCAACCAGCGAGCGCTCGTATTTGTAGGTTCCGATTGCCGACTTCAAAGCCCTATCCCCAAAGGTCCAACCACTGGTAAGCGCAGATATGACTTGGTCTTCGTTCTTGGCTTTCTGCAGGCGCAATGCCATGTCAGTTGTAATTTTGCCGTCGAATATGTCTTCCCAGATGACGCCAACATCTTCCGTTTCAATCAGTTTTTCTACGAACTTCTTGGCGTATGGGTTGCTGCGGAAGAACTTGTCAAATTGCAGGGCGTTGTATGTCGCTCCAGAAACGTCCATGCCAAGACCAGATTCGCGCAAATACTTTTGCTTGGTTGGTCCAAGAGCCTTGCGAAGCGATGCTGCGTCTACTTCAGACAGCATGGGGACGAGACCCTTGAGACCAGCAATCGGCTCGCCAGCCTTCATTACCGTTTCAATTGCTTCGCCAGTTCGTGCAGCGGTAAGACCGTATGCGCCAAGTTTCAGACCTTTGCTGATGTATTTGCTTGGTTCTGGCAAAATAATGTTGAACAGTGCGTCGATGATTCCCGAGCCATAGCGATAGGCGGCATCTTCTTCCTTGATGATTCCGCCAGCAGACATGACGCCTCGTCCAACGGTCCACGCCGAACCATAAACCGTGCCTCGTACTGCGCGGGCACGTGCAGCCTGTTCTTCTACAATTTGTCGATTTGGAAGCCAACCCTCACCCTGCAGTTCGCGGTTATCAAGCATTGTTTGGAACGTGCTGGCGTGCAACATGCCAGGAATATCAAGACCCTTGCCAGTTACAATCTGGCCAATTGCGGTATTGGCATATTCGGGTAGCGCCATCAAAGCCGCCAATGACCACCTGGATGCCCATTTTGTTTTAAATGTTTCTGTTGCCACCTGCCCCAAAGAACCCACAAGGTCAGTTGCTGTTCCGACAGCGGTTTCGGCTGCACCAGGAATCAAAGCCTGCAGTGTTTTGCCAGAAATGCGTTTTACGAATCCAGCAGCATCGTACACGGACTGAACGACACCTGGAAGAACGCCAACGGCAGCCTTCTTTTGGTCGAATGAATCAAGTTCGCGCTGCATGTACATCTTGCCGACTTGGTCAATTGCCGCAGTGGATGCGCCACCACGAGCCAAAGCAAGTTGCACATCTGGCGCCAGCCACGGTGCGCGATAGTTGATTTGGCTTAACTTCAAAGCCATTGACTTTGAATACTCTGGCGATACTTGGAATCCCATGGTTGGTGCATCTTGGCCGAGTTGCAAGATGTACTCTCTGTCCTCTGGGAACAGATTGTTGTAAAGCATTACTCCATCCCGTACCGAAGTAGTAGGTCTTCGAGGTCTTCGTTGGGGAACATCATTGCAATCTGTCGGATTTCCTGCATTGCAATCTGGGAGTCATTTGCCATAGGGATGCCAGCCTGATACATGTTTGGTCCAGCACCGAATGGTGCGCCAGCGGTGATTGGTTCGTCTGGTCGCTCCGTTGGTGCGGTCAACGACAAGGGCTTGGGTGCGCGTGCTGCGCGGGAGGCAGAAACGTCAGACGGTGATGCACCCATTGGAACAGCCGACTGGCTTGCCATCTGTTCGGTGGCTTTGCCGTACGTCTGTCCTTTGGCTGCTGCTTTGGCAACTTTGGCTGCTGGGTTCTGCAAATCAAATCGATTGGCCATTTCAGCCACCCATCTGCGCTAAGAGTTG